TTGACCTAATTCTTTTAATCTATTAACTAATGTAGTTTTACCTACACTCATTGTACCACATAAACCTATTTTCATAATTTATTATTTTATTTTTAATATGTTAATATACTAAAGGGATTTGACAAATCATCTATAATTGTTTTTTCTTTAAAAATATTCAAAGCAATATTTTTTAATATTTCATAAATTGTTCCTAATCCCATTTGTTTATTATCATGGGGTATAAAATCAAAACTTTTACAAATTATTATTTTTTCAAAATTTATATCAGATATAGAATTTAAATAAGGATCCATTTTAAAAGATTTAATTTGTCTAATAGGATGTAAATTATCTAACTCTACCATAGAATCAATATTATGTATCCACATGTAATGGTTTAATCTTTGTTGATTTATTAAATAATTAACCCAATTTCCCATATGTAACTCATGGGGAGTTTCTTCAAGTTGAATTATATCATGGTGATGATCTATATTAATAATATAGTTATCTTTTTCATCTAAATATTTTATTATATTGTGATGTTGTTCAATAAAAATAATTTTACTACTAATTTTAAATTTTTTAATAGAAAAATCAATTAATTCTAAAAATTGATTGTAATTATTTACCCAATCAACATCTATAGATAAAACAGGTTGAGGATTTTTCATTATTTTAATAACCAACTACTACTTTGAACCTTATCTCCTAAACCATCAATTAAAGATATTCCCAATTCTTGACATATCCCAGCTTCTGGTATGGAGTTATTATCTTGATCCCCACCATTTGCAAAAGCAAGTCCATATTCATATGAATGAAAAGTTCCTAGTGCTTTTAGTGTAAGACATTGTGTGCTATCTTCATCTATAGATAAAAACGCTTTATCTACCATTTTTAAAGATCTAACAATTTGTAAACGTTCATTTTCATCCATAAATTCTTTAGAACCTTTTAAAGACCTTTGATGATCATTATTTACAATAACCCAAAGTTCAGTACCTTGGGTTTTTGCTTTTTCAAATAATTCTAAATGCCCTTTATGTAAGGGGTTAAAATAACCACTAACTATTACTGCGTGCATATATTAAAATCTTGATTGTACTTGTGGATTTTTGTCCGGTGGAACTCCATTACGATCTCGTCTAAATTCCATCCATTCATCTCTGGTTCTCTGTATACCATATAGATAGTATTCGGCTTTTCTTCTACTACCATCATTGTATTTTATGGCAGGACCATTCCAATTGTGGAGTTTGTTGTTGAAAAAAGTAATTGTAATTCCTTCGGGGGTTGTAATTGATCTTGTTGACCAATCTTCTTTTACTTTAGGCATATATATAACATTTAAAAATTAGACATAAATATACGAACATTATTCTGACCATCCAACTCTATCTAATAGAGATGTTAAGTTAGCTAACATTTCGTTTGGTAATTTTGTTTCTAGTAAACTATCTTCTAATTCACCATACCAATATCCATCAAATAAACCATATAACATATTTACTTGATTTGGAAATTCTATTTTACTTAGTTGAGTAATCATATCTAATACTAATGAACGATCTTCAGCATTAAACACTTCGTGACGATTGAATCTTTGAACTTGTGACATAACCTTTATTTTTAATTACCCGTAAATATACGAAAGGTTTCCTGTATATCCAATTATTTTCGCGATTTTTTTCCCTTAAGGTACGCATTTTCTTCTTCAAGGTAATCTATTTTAACCTTTAAAGCAGATACCTCTGAAGATAGTCCTGTAATAATATCACGCATTTCATCTTTTTCTTCAGATGATTCAATTAGTAATGTTTCTAATTTAGCAACACGTGCTTGTAAGTCCGCTATAAAATTCTCGTTTGCTTTTTGAGGATTTTGATATTTAGCGTTCTTTGTTTTTAACTTTGTCTCATAAAACCTCCACGCTCCAACACTTCCGAATGCTGATATTGCGGCTATTACTACATGAATTAAATTTTCTTCCATAATGGGGTTTTATGTATATATAAATATTACGCCTGTGGCGTGCTCTTATACTTACTTAAAACCTCACTACGCAAATCTAAAAATAATTTAATTTCGTCTTGTGTGCCTTTCTCATAGAAAGACATTACATCATAATTCATTAGAAAATATAAATCAATAGCCTCTAACAAATCTCCAAGTTCCTTATTTGATAAGGTCTTCGGCAACGTAGATTCCTTGTGCTCCAGAGACAGTAATTCCTCGAGCTGAGAGAGCGTCTCCGACGAAGTGGACATTTTCATACTTTGTTAGGCTTAAATTATTATAATTAACTAATGGTTCTGGTGATAAATATTTGACTTCCGGTATATAAATACCCCAGTCATGAGACAAAGTCGGGAATACCTTCTTCATATCAGCAATAAAATCATCTATATACTGGAAATATCCATCAAATTGTTCTCTTACTTTATCTAATTCTATATTATTAATTTGTATAGCAGATACATTTACACCTTCAGATGTAGTTGATGGTCTACGAGATGGACTATAATATAAACCAGTACCTTCTTTATTTACAGATTGTACTACATTTCTTGACCAAGTAAATGGCTCGTCTATACCTTGTATTTCCATTAATATACCAAAGTTGGTCATATCGTTTCTAAATGCCTCGTCTTTTTTAGCGTGACCATTATAGCTATGATCTCCATATGTTTCTTCTACAGCAACATAAGCAGCATTATTATTAGTACAGAACGAACGTAATGATACACCTTTATCTTCAAATTTTCTATATAATTTGAAATCATATGATACATCGATTAGTTTCTGGAAGTGTTTTTGTGGTGCTTCAAATCGTACACCAATTTGTACTGATTTTGGTTCAGTAGGTAGCTCGTATTTTTCAGCTAATTGTTTACCAAAGTCGATACCTGATTTTCCTACACCAAATATAAGTTCATCATATTTAATATTAATTTCTTCTCCACCATCTAATAATGAAGCACGAACAATATTTGTATCAAAATCAATATCTGATACTTTTGTTTCCCATATAAATTCTACACCATTTTCCGTTAGAAAATCGAACCAATTTTTACCTATTTCATGTAGATAATCTGTACCAACGTGCCACACAGGGAATAAACGTAAACCGAAGTATGGTTTAATAAAATCAGGTTCAGCTATAGGATTAGAACATTGTACTTCTTCAGGTTTAGGGTGAAAACGTTTAAAGTTTTCAATTACCTGATCCATAAGTTCCATTGCCTTATCATCACCAGTATATTTTGTGAGTTGACCACCAATTGCTGTGTGGTAAGTTAATTTACCATCAGACCAACCACCTGCTCCTAAGAACCCGGTCATTACATCTTCGTATGGTCTTTCATATGGGTTTTTTCCCATATCAACAATGGTTATTTTACCATTAAAGTTATTATCAATTAATTTAGTAGCAGCATTTACACCTGCTACACCTGCACCTACAATTACTACGTTTTTAGACATTTACTATTTATTTAACTGTTAAATATACGAAAAAAAAAGTGTGGCTCCAATAAATTGGGCCACAGCTCCTATAATTTTTTTAAAATCGACTGGCTATGAATCAGTCTAAATGTTATACTACGTCGTTATATGATAATTTTATACCTCTAGATCTAGGACCTAATTTAGCTTTATTAGCTGGGAATATTCTAAAATCTAAACCATAAGACATTTTAGCATGTTGTGCTATAACAAATACAGGTTCTTGTCCTGTTTTTTCAATATCTTCTAATGTTCTATAGATCCCAGCCGCTTGAACGGTAATTTTGTTACCATTTAACTTAAAATCTTTATCGTCTTTACTGAATGTACCACCTACTACTACTGTTTTAGGTGTTTCAGGACCAAATACTACTCTTTCTTCAAATCCAGATGGGAAATCATCTACAATTACTATAGTAACTCTTTCACCTTCATCGTTAAACATGAGGTATTTTTCTCCTGCTACTTCTGTATTACGTTCCAATTTAAGACCCTTTATGTCACCAGCCAAGGCTTTTTCAATAAAAGTATCTATAAAAGGTTTAAATTCAGGATCTGATTTTACAGAAGCCCATCTAAATCCTTCGGCTTGTTTTAAAGATATGTTTTGAAGTACTTTACCGTCTGCTAAAAATTGAGCATCTGATTTGTCTCCTTTACCAGCACCTGCTGTAGATGAATCTCTTACTTCAGTTACACCTTTAGTAATAAGTGTTTCAGAGTTTGAAGCAACAATATTAATGTCTGCTGATCCTCCAGCCTCTGCTATTTTTTCATTGATATTTCTAATGAAATTATCCTCGTTTTGTTTACCTGCTGAACCTAAACCTTGAACATTTGCTGGTTTAGCATAAATTAATATAGGTTTGGTTTGATCTTCAGGTTGGTATTTTAATCTACCTACAGAAGCACCTTTTAATTCGAATTCAAAATCGTCTAGTTCAGATGCTTTTTTAAGGAAATCTCTACGTTCGTTATTATCCATTAAAACTTTAAAACTAGTAGATGTCATTTCTAGGAAATTTTTATCTTCTAGATCAAAGTTTTGTTTTAGAATGTCTTTAGCTTGTTCTGCTTCGGGAGATAAAGCTTCTTTTATGATTTTAAATTTTAAAGGTGAGCTTTTTTTTTCTTCGCCCTCCTTTATAATCTTAAACTTAAGTGGAGTTTTACGTTTTGGTTTTTCCTCTTTAACTTCAGCTAATTCCTCATCGTCTCCTCCTGTATCATCATCAGCAGGTGCTTCATCTGGCGTATCATCTGAGCCAGCAGATGAATCATTATCAACTTCTTCGTCTGGTCCTTCAGCTCCTGGAGGCATACCCATAGTAAGTAGGTCAGCTATTGATTTAATAGCGTATTCTTGTTCTCCAATGTTTAATAAGTAGTATTTTTTTCCTGCGATTTTAGCGATGTAAGAATCTCTAGCATATATAAGGAAAAAATGTTGTCCGTTGTGCAGTAACACCTTGAATGTCGTTGGTTTCGGCGCCATCACATATATACCAGTAATATAATCTTCAAAATTACTTGTCATTAGATCTTCTAATGTAGCTTTTAATGAAGGATATTTTTGTAGTATATAAGCCATGGGATCGTCTTCAAATGAGACGATTTTTTCAGCTTGAGTTTGAACGAAATCTTCTACTTCAGCTTCTAGTAGTTGTATGAATTGTTTACTATTCATTATTTAGTAACGTGCTTATCTAATAGGTGAGATAATTTTACTTTAAAATCTGTATCATCATCTACTTCAATTTTCTTTTCAGATACAGCCTCTTCATGTGTTACTGCATCTAATTTAGCTGTTTGTTGTTCTCCATCTAGATAATCGAATGCTGAATTTAAGTAATCAGCTGCTTTAGTTAGTTTTGATTGCCACCAATCTGGGAAGTCAACTTCATTAGGTAATGAATCAAATTTATCTAGTTCTTTATATAGCATAGAGGCCATTTTAGCCGCTCTATACATTTTTTTCTTTAACATGTTTGGCTCATCGTCTTGATGTCCTACGTCTAGATCTTCATCTAGATCATCTCTACCATCTAACATAGATTCTAGCTTTTTAATAGCTAGTTCTAATGCTTCGTCTTCAGACATTTCACCTGTATGAGCTAGATTACGGATAACTTGTTCTAGATCTTCCATGGATGCGGCTAAGAATCTATTTTCAGATACTTCTTCAGTTTTACCCATTGCTTTTTTAATAGCAGCATCTTTAGCAGCTAAATAATCGTCTGAATCTATATCTCCGTCTCCATCAACATCACGTTTTTTAGCCTCTAAATTAGCGTATGCGCCTAAGTTATTTTCGTTAATGAAGTTTTTTAAGTTAAAGTTATCCATTGCACTATATTTTGATATAAATATTATTGTTTTTGCCTTACCCCATTAGATCTACGGCCTACATTTGTACGTGTTTGCACATTTGGTGTAGTTCTTGTTCTAGATGGTGTTGTATTTCTAGATGGAGCATAATTTCTACTTCCTCTAGGTGTGTTTACTCTAGTTCTTTCTGGTCTAGTTCTTGGTACTTCTGGTCTTGTCCTTGGTCTATTTTTTGGTTTAACTTGAGGTCTACTAGGTGCGCGATAACCCCTGCTAGGATTAGTATACCTAAGATCATTGTACCACCAGTATCGGTTTGGTTGACTATACCACCATTGATTCCATCCCCAATTAAAATCGTAGCGCCAGTTGTTCCAGTACCAGTTATTATTGTAGTTAAATCTTGTATAAGTGTCATATTTTTGTCTTTCAAATTCACGCATTGAAACAGATACAGTATCTCCTGTTTCGGTTATAGCCAATAAACTTTTAATTTTAGGACGATATGATTCATGTGTATAAGAACCACAACTTAATATTGATAATGCTAATAAAACTATTAAATATCTCATTTCTTTTTACCCCATTTTGTTCCTTTTCCTGGATCTTTACATCTGGATGGGGTTGGTTTACAAGATGGGTATTTAGCTCGTTTTTCACCTTTGGATCTACCACAAGGTTTACATTTTAATCTGCCTGTTTTTTTATCTTTACGACAAGTATTACAATCTACCCAGCCCCCTTTTTTACCAGCAGCACCTCTACGTCCAAACCAAGTACGAAGTGTTTCTTTCTTTTCAGAAACTACTTCTTCTAGAAGCTCTCTCATGAAAGCTCTAATATCCTGATCTCGTTCAGTGGAGAATTTTATTTTTCTTTTTTCCATATCATTCCTTTTCTGCACTTTACTATCAATCCAGAACGATATGCAGATGATTGAGGCATTTTTCTACGTGCTATTCTAAGACAACGATCAGCTTTTTTAGCTTTTTCATCTAACTTAATGTTAGCAACAACATCAGCAAAATCTACTTTTTTACCTGTATTTAAAAATATAGCCTTCCATTTAGTCATGTCTTCAGTACCCATAGTATTTACTATGACTTTTCTACCTGCATAAGTACCCATTTTTAAATTTGGGTTACCTTGCATGGTTTGTTCTTCACGCATTAGCTCATCGTCTGTGATTTCTCTACCTAATGCTTTTGTAAAAGCTCTTATCATATCAACTTCAGTAGAAGCTCCTCTTTTAAGTTGTCTAAGAACTCTAATTAATTCTCTTTCAGAAAAATCATAATCGACTGTAGCTTCGTTTACACCACCTCTTGATATAGAATCTGATTTAACGATGCGGACTATTTCTCCTCTATCGTCATCGTCTGTGTGAAATACTTCGTAATCAAATATTTTTTTACCATGTAATTCACTTCCAAAATTAAGTAAATCCTGTTGTGAACCACGAACATCAATACGATCAGACATTGTGTTTACATCAAAATCTAAATCGTCAAATTTACGAGATAGCATGTCTGCTATTTTGTTTAATGTGCCTTCGTCTTCGTTTAATTGGCTTCTTAAAAGTGATTTCCAATTAACCATTATTTCGGCTACTCCTCTTATAAATTCAGGATTTTTTAAATTACTTTTAAATTTACCAAATAATGATTCTAATTCTTCTCTAAATTGAGCTACTGATCCTGTTGGTGTGAATGGTTCGGAATCTGGATCCTCTGGATTTCTTTGAAAACCACTGAAAGCTTCGTTCATTTGAGAAAACTTTCTTAATACTATTTCTTTAAATTCTTCTGCTGCTTCTCTTCCAAAATTACCTTCAACTCTTCTAAGTGTTGTACGGTATCCTCTCATAAAGTCTTCAGCAGCAATTTTTGCTTTTAAAGAAGGAGATTCATTATCAGAAACTACTCGTTCTTTTAAATCAAAATCAAATGCATTAGCAAGTGTTTTTCTAAACTCTTCTAATTCGTCGTCGTTTAATTTTTTAAATATAGTTGATCTTAATCTATCAATAAGGTCTCTAGCTGCAATGTATCCTTTATTATTCATATCTGGGCCAGGGAATGATGAACCTTCTTGTTCACTTACATTTTTTACTTGAGAAGAATCAAATTCTTTTTCAGTCGAACCATCAAAACGTACTAATGTTTTACCATTGTTACTGGATATTCTTTCCCCAGTTCCAAACATTTTGCCATCTTTATCATAAACATGTACTAGATTAATTTCTTCATCCATTACTTTCTTTAAATCTTTAACTGCCTTTTCACGTTTTTTCTCTAACCCTTTAGTTAGTTTAGCAGGTTTATCTGATGGTTTTGATTGAGGACGTCCGTATTTAGCAATATTAGTTGCTAAAGCATATTTTAAAGCGTCGTCTTCTTCAAATACTGAGCTAAATGCTTCTTTTACTTTATCTAATTTCATACGTACTCGTTTATTAATATTTTTAAACAACCACTACCTTTAATTACACGGTGCCACTTTCCTACAGGTATAAAGATACAATCATCTATCGGCCGAGGCAACTCATTATCGAATTGTATTTGCCAATCTGTTTCTCCTATTGGAGTTATATCTCTATCTTTTCTATCACGATGCCAAACTAATTCTGCTGATTCTGTATCTTCAGAAAATAATCTTACATGGTATCCTTTATAATCGTAGTCAGTGTAAGCAGCCATTTTACCAGAAGGTGTTTTTGTTAGCACCTAAGCCTAATGCTTTAGCGTAACGTGGCAATCTACAAGACCAGTATGATGCTTTTGTTCTATCATTCTTTTGAGAACATTTATGTCTTGCAGCAAAGGCTCTACGTGCTTTAGGGTTATTAATTTTTGCTCTTAATCCACCTGAACCAAATGATACTTTTTTAATTCGTTTAGTTTTAGGATCTCTTACGTAAACATAATATGCTTTTGAACCACCGCGTTTTGGTTTTCCAATTGGTGGATCTTTTTTCTTTTTCTTTGCTTTAGCTTCAAATATTTTATTTGTAAAACCTTCATCAGCTAACATCTTAATTAGCTCTTCTACTGTTTTAGCAGGGCCTATTTGAAAATCATATTCGCCTTCTACTGTAGCTAAATACCCATTAGGTGTCCACTCAATTGCAGCGGAATTTCCTTTACCATCATCGTAAATACCTAAGGCATCTTCTCTTTCATTAATAAATGGAACATCTAATGGTACATTTTTACCCTCAAATAACCCATATTCACCTACATCAGTACGTTTAATTAAATCTCTATCTAATTCGTTTAACTTTAAAACACCTTCATTGAATAATTCTCTTGCTTCAGCAAAAAATTCAACATACGCATCTGAACCAATTCTAAAAACGCACTCTGATAATGGTTTCTTATGTGTTTGATGAAATTCCAAACCAGGAGAGGCAGTTACGCCTTCTTGGAGCATAATGCCTTCTGATGTTGGTGCAATTTCTTTTTCTTGAAATGGAGCTAAGTCTTTAAAGTTAAAAGATTTAGTTGTACCCGTTGCTTCTAATTCTACAGTATAAAAGGGATGCTCTGCCATTGTAACAGTAGCAGTGTCTCCATCTACAGTAGTTACTTTATCACCTACAGAAAATTTCGCTGAAACGCCTGCAACATTTTCTATAGCCTCTCGGATTAAATATCTGAGTTTGAGCTTGTCCATAAATTAACAATTACAGCAAGTGCAGTCACATGAAGTACTACAATTGCATTCTTTACAATTACATTTCATATTACTTGTCTTCTTTTTCGTCTTTTTTATCATCTTTTTTATCGTCATCTTTTTTAGACTTTTTAGATGATTTTTTCTCGAAACGTAAACCTTCTTTTTCTAATGCTTCACGTAATTTATCCATTTGCATTTCTAGCATAGATAATTTTTCCATTAAACCATTAGATTCAGATGTAAGGGCTTCGCGCATGTCTGGATTAGAAGTTGCTTCAGACATTTTACCTTCGATTTGTTTTTTAATTTCGTCAATTGAAGCTTCCATTGTCTTAAGTTTATCTTGACCTTTTTTATAGGTTTCCTTAAGTTTAATGTCTCTTTCTTTGATTACTTTATTTGCAGCTGATTTTGCTCTACTTTCAGATTTATAGATACCTGAAATATCTTCACGTGTTAGACCACTCATAGCAAATTCAAATACGTCTCCACTTTTTACTAATTCCTCTACTTTAGATTCTTTAGTTGGTTTTGTTACGTAATAAAATTCAGCAATTTGATCTTCAATTTTTGCTACTTTTTCTTTTACAGGAGCTTTCTCTGTATAAGCCATATCACCACTGTCAGCTTCAGGTATGTTTAATTCAGCTAACCAATCTGATATGTTTTCTTTTAGGATTTTTTTAAGTTCTGTGCGTTTCATGTTTTGTAGAATTATTCTATAATAAATATATAAAGATATTACAGCTCTAGTTCTTTTAGCTGTTTAATATTAGCTTTTAGTGCTTTAATTGTTTCAGGATCTAATTTAGCTTTAGACCAGTTTTCAATATCACCAGCCTCTGATATAAATGTATCCCCTGTATCGTTTATGTATGCTTCTACTGCTTGTTCATAATCAGTAACAAATGAATCTTTATTAGCATTCATTAAGTTTTTTTCGTATTCTTCATATTTTCCTATAGCCCTTAAATGTGTTTCATATTCAACAACACAATCAAAACATTTATTATGTATAGGCCACATCTTTTTATTTAATCTAGTAGATTTTAGTGCACGATCACATTCAGGACATTTTAAGGGCATATTAACCATTTCCCTTAATTTATCATGTTTAGTGACCGTTTGTTTAAGACCATTTTTAATGGTCCATTTTTTACCATTTTCTTCCCAAACATCCCCTTCGTTACGTTCTTCTATTTGTTTCTCAAACCCTGCTTGTACCCTTGTACGATCAGCAGTATTTCCAGAAACTATATTTCTCATTCGCTTAATATCGCGTTCAGAGAATTCTTTATTTAAGCGTGATCCACTCATAAACCTAATTTAGATAACTCGTTTATTACTTGTTCTGTTGATTTATATAATATACCAATTCCTCCTGCGGCTTTCCACGCAGCTATATTATCTGATCTATCATCTATTAATATAGCATTTGGTTTTGCATACTTTGCTTTACCAGATGCTTTGTAACCAAATTTATATGGTGTACCAGACATATTTCTTTTAACCCATACACCTTTTCCTATACGAGATGATTCCTCTCTAGAGGGTGATGTTAAAATAGTTGGTTTATATTTTTTAATATATTTGTATAATTTTTCTCCTTCAGGCATCCATGGCATCCCAGCCCAAAAACGTACTCCAATTTGTTTATCTATAAGATCCCAAAATTGCTCGTTTGCTTTATCTTTTCCAAATTGAATAGTCTTTTGGTCCATATATTCATCTGGGGTGACACCTGCAAATTGTTCAAAACGTCTTTCAAAATCGGTTAAAACCCCATCCATATCAACGTAAACGTCATATGATTTGGATATATCCTCTTTTAATAACTCAAATAAACTATATTTGCTCATATATGTTTTTGTTTTCTCTTCCAAACTGTCTCATTATAACTCCTGCAAGTGAATTTGCTTCGTTTTCTTCTGGTGAACCATCTTCACCTGAATTTGGCTCTAGTCTACCATCTTGGTTTTGCATATGATGAACCATTTCATGAGCAACAGTTCTTAATATATCAGCCATGTTACGGTTATTAACTACAACTATTATTTTTTCTTCTGAAGGTATATAACCACCAAAACTACTATATTGTTCAGTATATTCAGGTGAATTGATTAATTTAATTTTAGGTTTAGATACAGATAGATATTCGCTAACGTAATTAACAAAATCTCCTATTACTTTACCTTTTGAATTATCCCAAACTTCATTTAAAAATTTTTTATATCTAGCTTCTTGTAGATACCTATCTTCGTTTTGGTTAGTGGTTGTTTTTAATGTTTTAGCTAATTGTAATGCTTTATAATATTTTTGATTTTTATCTCCTAATTGTGCTCCTTTTTTATCAGGATCTTTATCCATCTTTTTTATACGAGATAATTCCTTATTAATAGTAGCTAATGGAATTTTTTTATCTTTAGGAATACCTAATCTTTTTCTTACAGTCCCCGTTTTTAAATTTCCTGCTTTTTTTCCCTTAGCGGCCATCTTTTCATAAGTATCTCCTTCTTCTATGTTTTCTTTTTCTAATTCAGGATGAAACTTAATATAAACTTCTTTTGCATCTGGTTTGATAGATTCTCCGTCTACTTCAACTTCAGCAGGATAAATTTTTATATCATCACCATACCAATAATATATTTTATATCCTCCTTCTTTAGTAAGTTCTACAATTAATCCTCTATCGTAATCTTCTTCTTCAGCTTGTAATATTACTTTTTTACCTCTGGGTAATACAAGACTAGTTTGAGATAAAACCCCTTCATTTGTTTTTTGTTTTTTCATTCTTTGAGTTTTTCTTTTAGAAGCCTCTTTACGTTGTTTAATATATTCAAAGGCAGATTTTAATTTAGCTTTTTTTAGTGGATCTTTAGTTCTACCTAAAGCTGCTCTTACTCTTTGATGTATTAAATTTATAACTTGAGATTGTCTAGCGTGAGATTTATTTTTAAAAGTAGTTTTATTTAATGTATCTACTATATCCTGTCTAGTACTAAATTTTATTTTTACTGTATCACTAGGATCTTCATCAGTGTATAATCTACGACCCGATCCTTTAGGTTTTTTACCTGTACCTTTTTTAGGATCAGCTTCATTTAAAGGAGTATTATCATGCCCACATTTATGACACATATACAAATCGTCTCCACCATCTGCTATTTTCCATTCCCACCCACAGTTATCGCATACTATTTCATCACCTACTACAGCTTCGTTTAATTGAAATATAGACATAAAATCATCTACATTAATACCATCGGGTACAAATTCAGATATAGTTTCTAAATCGTTATCGCGTATTGCTTTACGTAAATCAGTTGCTGAATATGTTCCTTCCATACCAGCATCAAATACCTCTACATGAGGATATTTTTCTTTATCTAATAGTGATTGAAAACGTTCTTGTTCTCCTTTACCAAATACAGCTCTTATATCATGAGATGGGTTATCTTTAGCATAATCGTATACTGTTTTAACTGGTACAGGTGTTTGTACTATTTCAACTTTTTCAAGTTCTGGGTTGTTTTGTTTGTATAAATCCCAAACTTGTTGAGCTTCTTCTACAGAAACACCATCACGTTCTTTAGTAGACATAAAAATAATAACACGATCTGTTTTATCATCTATAGCTTTTAAAGCTGTAGCAACATGTCCTTTATGTGGTGGTTTAAATGCACCAGGATATAAAGATACCTTTTCAGTAAATTGCTCTACTAATAGACTTTTTGCTATTTGGTTACCTATTCTTTTAGGATTCATGAGAAGAATGAATTAACTCGTGATTTTGCTTCCTCTTTAGATACAGAATTTGCTTTAATATCTTCTACTTTATCTGATTCTACAAAGTCGTTGATTTGTTTATTTAATTCTGCTTTAGACTTTTCAGAACGTGCCTTTTCCTTATCTGTTTTAGGCTTAGTATCAGTTGGAGTATAAGGTGTAATATACTTATCTACTAAAGTTTCTAGTGATTTTAATGATTCACCTTTTTTTAGTGCTTTATCATTTACTACTGATACAAAGTTATTTCCAAACTCATTTTTATATAAATCATAATTTTGAGTTATATTATTCCAAGTACGTAATACAATAGCAGGTGATAAACTTCTATCTTTACCTTGTGAACGTTGGAAGCGTGTCTCGTTTCTGTCTAGTGCTTTTTCTAATGAAGCAAACACATATACCATTAAAATATCGTAACCTAGATCCTCTAGTTCTTTTTTTAACCTTAATGTTGGTTTTGAAGAAGCAGCTGTACCGTCTAATATAAAATTCTTTTTACCTAATATGATATCTTTCATATAGGGACGAAATTCTTTATTAGCTGCCGCCATTGCTGAGGCTGCTTTGCTTCTTGCTTCAGCATCTGCGTTTTTTAAATCTAATGATACCCCTGCATCTTTTAAATTACGCATGTAGTAATCATCTACATTTAAAATTAAGGCATTATCAACGTCTTCTATAAATGAAGATTTACCAGCTCCAGGAGAGCCAGCGAGAATTAGAGCTTTGGGATTTAGGGATTGCTCTAAAATTATATCTCGTAGTTTATACATAGGGTTACATTATCAACATATAAATATACGAAAAGATGCTCAGGAAGCCTACTATTTTTTAATAACTGTTGGCCATTTTTCTGATATAGGTTTAAGATTTGGGTTTTCTAAATCAAATAAAGCCCGCACATGAGAATATATTTCTAAATTTTCTTCTACAGTACGGGATGATTCATGTACTTCCCATTTTTTACCTTTAAGTTTTTTACCTGTTTTATCTGCACCTCTTGATCTAGATTTTAACCAAAGTACACCAACTCTATCTACTTTTTGATCATAACATTCTTCAAAACAGCGCGTATAAATCGCTGTCTGTAAGTCATACGTCGTCTGTAGGTGGTTAGATGTTTTTAAGTCGATTACCCACAGTTCTCCGTTGATTTTGCACACAAGATCGCATGTTCCAGCTACTTGAAGTGTATCAGAGTATAAAAATACTTCTGTCTCTAAGAGTTCTGCTTCACTACTTACCCAAAAGTCTACAAATGCTAAGAACATTTTCCAAACCTTAAGATCGTATTTAGGGTTGCCATCTTCACCCATCAATTTAATTTCTTTACCTAGTAAATAGGCTTCAGCTAAATTATGGACTATTGTACCTTCATCAGCTGATTTTTTAGCTATATAATCAGCATTCATTCCTACTTTTTTAAGCCACTCTTCAAAGTGTCTACCCTTAGGGTAATAGGATAAAACATAAGTTACAGAGGGGTATGTTTTTTCCCCATCCTCATAAAAACGAGAATCGTTAGTTGTAATCTGCGTAAATGTTCGATTGTATTCCTGTTTAGGAAAGTTCGCTTTACGTAATATCATATAGATAATTTTAAATTAAGGAGAGAAGAAAATGTAAATTCTTGTGCCTCCTGTATTTTATTTGTAAATAAAGCAAAACCCATATCGGCAGGGTCTTTATCGTCTAACTCTACTACAAATAATTTTTTACCTGCTTTTAATAGTTGTTCTGCTATTTTATAAGTTGCCTTTATAGCATCACTATCTAAAGCTAGATAGACTTTTTTAACATCTGATGTAACTAATTTTTGCATCAGTTTTCTTGAAATATTTTTACCAAATAATGGTATAGCATTTCGTTTTATAGCGATAGCATCAAATGCACCCTCACATAATACAATAGGTACATTCCAATTTATCATATTTTCAAACCCTATAAGGTTTTTATCTGAAGAAGGTGCATCATATTTTCTAGATGGTTCTTTTTCAAATGAACGAGCTACAAAATAATCTAACTGTCCTTCAGCACTATGTGTAGGTATAATAATTTTATTTGCATAACGCCCATTTTCACAATAACCAATTTGATACTTTAAAATATCAACCATTGTTAAACCTCTTTTTTTAAGGTAAGCTAGGGCATGTCTAGCATGTATATCTGATTTGGTTAGGTTATATAGGGGTTTATATTCTTTAGGGAGTTCTACTTTACTATCAGCTACTATAGTATCATATTTTTCTGTTGTACCTAATATTTCACTTAATTGAGTACGTTTTTCAGTTGATACTTTTAAACGTTTAAATAAACCAAATAAAGTTTTACCTTTAGCATCACAAACCCAGCAATGCCAAAAGTTTTCGTTTTTCTTATTTGGGATTAAGTTAACCTCTAGTTTTGGATTCTTATGATTACAAAACGGACAGTTAAAGGAATGGTTACCTCTAGCTGTCGGATTGCTTCTACCTAAAACGGATTGAACTAATCCAAGTAATATTTGATTAACCATTAACTAATGTTAGTGCCTCTTTTCGACAAGGGTAGATTGTACCATCTTCGTGTTTCACTTTATACCAAGTCATTTTTACAGTACCCCATGAAGTGTCATCTATACTCTCTAATATTCCTGTGTAATTTAAACCAGCAAAGTCAAAACTAACAGTATCTCCTACCTTTATCTTTTTTCGAGCCAAAAAATATTTTTGGGTTAATATACGTTAAATATTTGGGTTGACCAAATCTTTTCTAAAAAACTTTCCTAAGATATTGTCGTTTATATATTCTGTATTTTCAAGTACATTATTACAGAATTGATATTTTGTTTCTAGATATGTAAGGTGTTTTTTATTAAATGCAAACTCTAATATTTCACGTGAAAAATCTTCTTGTTTACCTTCTGATAGTAGTTGTTTGATTTTAGTGTGTGAACCATAGTAGGTTTGCCAGTCACTTTCTTTAACTACTTTACGTTTACGTTTAGCACCTTTTAATGGTGGTAAAGTACGATTAAAAAATAGTACCTTTTTACCTAGATATTTTTCTTTAGTTGGAATATAAGTAGCTTCATAAATGAAACCAAATGTATTTTCGGGCATCTCTTCGATGCTCCCTATAACCTCTCCTTTATATAACCACATATTGTGTTTTTATTGATCGTATCTAATTACGAAAGTTGTATCTACCTCGTTTGAAATAGGTGTTGATTGAGCTAATTTACCAACCATTAATAATTCATTATTATCATTATAAATCCCTACTGTTGTTGCATAGGGCATAAAATCTGAACCAGTAGCAAAATCACGTAATGATCCTGAATCATCTGTAGTGATAGTAGGATTTTGGCTCATATTAAAATCACCAGCATTAACAGTACATACAATCTCATTTTCGTAGATTGTATATTTGTTTTTAAATAGTAATTTATTTGGTCCTACTGTTATAGCCATAATTTATTTTTTAACAAGGTGATGCCGTATCAATTATACTACCTCTTTGTATCCTTACAAAAGTACCTGATGTAGTTTTAAACCATCTACCTGAAGTTCCTCCTAAAGGAATATAAGGACTTGTAGCATAATATATGGTTCCTGAAGGGCCTAATTTATAAGTTGTTAAAGAATTTCCACATATTCTATTTAAAGTTCTAGGATTTATACTAGAAGGTGAATTTAGAGGGTAAGTTGAATTATTATATCCTATACTACCATATTGAACATTACTAAGTTCTGTTCCACAAGTTTCATATCCTACAATACGGCCAGAACTTAAAATAATATTACGTCCTCCTCTTCCTGATCCACCTAAAGGGTATCTTCCAGATAAACCTGTACCCTGTAATCTGTTATCTTTATAAGAAAATGTTTGTGATCCTCCCGAAGTTGCATTTCTTTTACAAGCTGATTCTTGATCAGGAAATGATCCCCTTACTGTGTAAATACTTACAGTGGGAAGTTGGCATCCTCCTCGGTTTGTTATATATCCTTTTTGATTTACTATTAAATATGCTGATGGGCTAGTAAGAATATAATTTTTAGAATTTGGAAAAGAAGCTCTTGTATTATCTAAAGCATCAGCTCTAGAATTGTAAAGATACCCATTTCGTCTAAAATAAGTTTTTTCTCTATAATTTACACCTGTAACTGCACAAGCACTATTTTCATTTGAATATGGTACTGAACCAAATTGTGTTGTAACATATACAGTTTTTGCTGGGGCAGGACCTGGTCCTGGATCTGGTGGTGATGGAGGGGTTGGTGGGGGTGGTGGAGGTGTATTAGTTAATAACGTAAAAGTAGTATTAGTAGTAGTACCACTTTTAGGTAAAACTAATTGTCTAATAGTAAATGTTACTCCTTTATCTGGGGTAAATGTTAAGCTATTATCAGTGTTTAATGTAGGAGTATCAAATCCTCCTCCTATAGTATATGTTTCTTTTTCTATACCTGAAGTAGTTCTTTGTACAAAATTTCCATATGCACTTCTAGATCCTCCTTTTATTGTAATAGATAAATCTTCAGAACGACCATCTGAAGTCCATGCACCAGGGTCAGGGGATGTACTATAATCATAAGTTACTGAATTTCCAGCTGCAATTTTATAATTTGCATTTCCCCTAGTACTACGAAGGTCAACTTCCATAGCAGAAGATAAGTTATTTTTAAATATAACATTTACACTACCTGCTGCTAAAGGAGGAGGTAACAAATCATATGTAAAAGATAAAGGTGAAGAATCAGGTGATTGATCAGGACCACTACAAGAAGCAAATGCCTTAAAATATACTGTACCACTTACAAAAGAAGTTGTAACAGGTATAATTTCACCTATAGAAGAAGAAAATACTTCTGAGATTCCAAAATTAGGATCATTTGAAACTGAAGCTGTTATAGCTAAAGGATCATTTGATCCTAAATAACTAGATGCTGTTAAATAATTTATAGCAAATCTACCTCTACGAGAACCAGTATTTAAACTAGTTAAAATTGGAACTTGACAATCTTCAAATCCGGGTTCACAATCAATTGGATCAAATGCTCTATAAAAATAATCTTCATCATTTAAAGAAGCACTAAAGGGAGCTACAGTTAAATCTTGGTCAAAGTTAACATTTACTACACTACCTGAATCGGGTCCAGAAGTGAAATATTGTCTTACTGTGGGTGATATTTGGTAGCCTGTATTAGCCATAAATTACATTATCTATAAAGTATTGTCCAACTGCTGTTGCTCTACTATCTAATTCTGCTTGTGAATTATTATACCCAATTGGCGACATGAATAAATAATAAACACGGTTAACATCTTTTAAGTTTTGTAAGCGTCTATTAAATATTTCACCACCACCTAATCCAGCAGGTAAAGGCATTTCAGCATATTCATCTTCATGTAATATCATAATATACATAAGATCATGTTCCATTCGTTGAGAACCTGCAAAGATTTTATAATCTCTGTAAGTATACTCAGTATTTTGTCTAGTTCCTATAGGATCATTTTGATATTCATCTGCATCTGTATATGAGAATACCTCTAAATATTCAATATTATCTACATCAGCTGTCATTAACCAAATTTTATCTGTACGTTGAGTGAAATAATATCCATTATCTCCACCAAATATACTAGCTGAGACAGATCCACTAAATATAGATCCACTAGTATATTCTAGATTTGAACCTGATATTGTGTTTATAATATTTCCAAAGGCATAACTATCTCTAAAAAGTAAAGTATTTGGTCCTATAAAACTACCTGTATCTCCGTATTTTGTATCTATAAATTCGTTATCACGTGCTATAAAATTAGATCCACTACCATCACTACCTGTAGTAATTAAATTAGCGGCACTTCCTGTAAAACTATCTCTAATTTCAGCTAGTGAAATTTGACGATCAAATTTAAAGTTTATATTTGTAACTAATTCTTCAGTATTAATTTTAGAAGCAGTTAAATGTAAAGAATCTATTTCATAATCAGGCCCAAAAGCTAAAGATACATCTAAATTTTCTTCAAAATGTGTTAAATTAGCATTACCTGTTAAAATTACAGAATTTGTTACTTCGCTGCCTGTTATTAAAGCAGGAGTATTTGTATCACTAGACCCACTAAATTGTCTTCTTAAATAAAAATCATCATTTGAACCAGTAAATATATCTATGTAAATTGTATCATTTCCATTCCAAGAATAACTTCCTGTTGCACTACCAGAAGAATCAAGTTGTATAGGAGTTTCACTTCCGGAATGTATCTTAATTACTACATGTTCAGAACCTGAATTAGTTTCACCATTATAAAAATTAAGATTACGTTGTGCTACACTACCTGTGCCATCTTCACAAAATGATTCACTTACTTCCCATATTCTACCATAGATATCTAAGCCTGTTATAGCAGCACTACAGCTTATAAAATCTGAGATAGAAAAGGTAGCTGTAGTAGCATCTAAACCTTCTCCTTCTAATATTACTGAATAAGTAGGACCTGTAATAGATTGGGTATATAAAGTATTAGGGGTTGTAATAGTTAAATCATAAGGAGAGATACCTCCATCTACTAATACAGTAGCAACTGGTGAAGTAGCATCAGAATAATCTATACTTGCAGTATAAATAATTTGGGTTGATGAAGTAATTTCATAATTAAAAGAATAATTACAATTATCATTATCAAATATATTTAAGATGTAAGACCCACTAGCTAAATTAATTGCATTTTGTGAAGAAGTAGAAAAACCATTAGGTCCTGACCAACTCCATGTTAAAGGTTCGGTACCTCCTGTTAAAAAATAATCTTGGGGTTCACCATATTCATCTAATTCATCTAATATAATTTTACCACTATTAGTTGCAAAACAATTTACGTGTGTAATTGTATAACTTGCTGTAACTGGTATAGTTTTAGTTACTTCTATTATAGAAGAACTAGTACATAAATTTGAATCTTGGAGGTATACAGTATAAGTTCCTACTTCTAATCCTGTAAGTTCGCATGGTGTTTGTAATGAGTTAGAAAATGAAGCTGTTAAAGAAGCTGATATAGCTCCTTCTACTCCACTTGCACTTACAATTATACTACCATCGTTTGTACCACAATTAGATACATCATTTTGAAATATATGACCATCTATAGGTAAAAAAGCCGTATTAATTGATTGAGTTACAATTTCACCAACATTATCTTTAATACTTAAAACTAAAGAACGAGTTGGAGTTAATGAAGCACTTAGTATAGGTTGAAATAAATCATCTGTAGGATTATAATTTGTTCCATCTACAGACCAACTATAAGGTGGAATACCTCTATCTATAGAGAATGTTAATGAAGCAGATTCATTACCTTCCCAACATGATTGAGTAAGAGACTCTATTGATGAAGTTAAAGGTTGAGATGTAATTTCTAAAGATATAGAAGCTGTATTACTTGTATTTCCTAAAGTATTATCTACAGTGTATTGTAATTTGTACCCTCCAGGTACAATACTAGTTAAATTTGGGGTAATAATCAAATCTCCACTAGCGCTTACACTATAATCGGGGAAAGTAAATCCTTCTATAGGAGATGTAGATACTGATTCTGAAGCTAGTGAAACGCAATCATCAAAATCTCCAGTTAAAATATCTAATATTTTGTTTTCTTGAGTGTTTAAAACACTAATATAATCATTTCTAGCTACAGGATTACCTTCTATAAAACAAAGATAATCTACATTTGTAATTACTGCTATACCATGATTATAAAATACATTTCCTACAGGTACAGCTAAGTTTTCACCTGCATAATAACCAGGGGCAGCTGAGTAGAAACGTTGACCATATTTAGCTATTACTTTAATATAGTCATAAATGTTTCCTTGACCATCATCTGCCATATAAAATTCTGATCCCGAAATAACAAATGATCCTGGTTTAAAACCTTCACCGTATTTGTCTTTTGGAACAGATATTACTCTAATTTTAGCAGAATTTTCTATAAAATATAAAGCATCTCCATATTGTGATCCGGTAGCATCAAAATCGTATTGTACAGTTTGGAAATAAGGAAATTCTCTAAAATTAGGAAATGAACCAGAGTTCATTGTATTTTGAAGGTAATTATCGTAAGAAGATGAATGCCAAAAATAATTAGTATTATCGGGATAAATTAAAGCATCATCTGCTACATCTTGATCTTGTGATGAGGCTGTTATGTAATTTTGATAGTATAAGTGGCGAATTGATTCATAAATCAAACGTCTATAATTACCATCAGTAGTTAAGTTATCATTGACAGCATCAAAGGGTTGATCTGTATCTATAGGGATATACTCCCCTATGTAAGTTTGAATGTTATTCTCCGCATATGAAGATGAATCGTACTCATACTGCTTATTAGCAACGTATGGTACTGATTTTATTTCAGCAGGGTTTAGTTTTTTGTATGCAAAACTCATTCATTAAAAATCTAATTTTACTCTTACTAGAGCTTCTTTTGTAAAATCTTTTACTAATGGTTTTGATAATTTAGCTACAGATAATAATTCAGTAGCGTCATTATATAAACCTACAGTTGTAATAAATGTCTGAGGGTTGTTAACTAAACTTGAATCTACAAATTCTCCACTACCACTAATCATAGATGGGTTAGTTGAATAGTTAAAATCTGTATTTCTTACTCTTACAAATACATAATCTGATGTAATTGTTTCTTCTGAGTTTAAGGAGAAAGTTTGAGCTAATTTAATTGATTCAAATAATTGACTATGATTAGCTACTAAAGCTTCATCTGTTAAGTCATTATTGATAGTAATTCCTAATCCTCCTTCTGATCCTGATAAGGCAAGTGCTCTTGGATTTAATACAATTAAACCTACATCAGGTAGATATTGACCATATGATCCTGAAGGGGTATATCCTGCAGTTGAAGATGCTGAAATTGGAATTGCTGAAGTAGCGCTACCATTTGATCCACTTACAATATCAAATACACGACCTGCGTCTGTATATGTTAGTGTAGTTACATCTTTAGAGTTATCTGTTAATTGTAATCTAGTTACTTCAGTTCCATCTGAACCTGATAATACTAAATTAAATGTACCTGGGAATAGTTTTTCTTTATATCTTGCTCTGTTAACATTTAATACGAAGATATCTCTTGAATCTGTATTTCCTGTTCCAAAGCTAAAGTTTGTGTTTTCGTCTCCGTTTACTAAAGTTCTAAATTGACCATAGGTTACTTTAGAAGGAGAACTTCCAGTTACTAAATTATTATAAGGAGCAGATCCTGAACCTTCTGCTTCTCCATATGCAATTGAAAATTGCACTTCAGCATCACTACGAAGTGAACCAGTTTGGTAAACATCTAAATATGTGTTAAATGAAGATGTTGCTGATGAAGTAAAAAATTGTTCTAGAGTAGGTGTTTGACCTGTCCATAGGGTAGAAGTGATTGAATCCGCACTTACTACAAAATCACTAGCGTTTAAACTTACAAAGCTCATATTATGATGTTATTTTTGTTATGTTAAGTGGGACTGTTAATCTTGCTCCTGAATCTCTACCTGTTACTGTCAAGATAGTATTCAGTGTATTTGATGTTCCAAACAATGTATTAACTGTTGTTGCAGTTAAGTTAATTGTAGTACCAATTACTGTTCTAGATACGTTTGTACCTACAGTAGTTGTTGAATTTAAGTCTGTTGCTGTTGGTGTATTTACACCTACTCCTTCAAAATTAGATAGTGTTCTTGAATCTCCAATTGTAGCTGTGTATCCACTTGCTTCAAATGTTGAATCTGTACCTAAATAGTTTAATGTTTGTGGAGTAATTGACAATGAAGCACCTTGTTTTAGGGTAACTGTTGTATATCCTAATTCTAGTACAGGTAATTTAGCTGTTCCTCTAGGTAGAGTTAACAACTTATACTTCATTGTTTGTGTTTCATCTGGAAATGCTTCCAAGATAGGCATGTTTTCAATTGCCTCTCCATAAAATGCAGAACCTGATGGGTGGTTTGAATTATACAATGTATAATCAATTTCATCGTCTGCTAAAGAGAATTGTGTAATTCTAAATGAGCCATCATTTCGTGCTAATAACTCACGACCCTTTTTAGTAAGGATGGCATCAACAGTAACTGTGTTATTATTTAAATATCCCATGGTTTAGTCTTGTTGTATATAAATATAGTGTTTTTTAAATTTTATGATATTAAATTTTGTGATTTAAGTTCTTTTACAATATTACCTGCTTTATCTTGTAAAGCGGGTGGAATATCGGCTGGTAATACAATACCTGAGGATGTTCTTCCTTCTTGTTTAGCAAAGTCTAATACAATATTAGTTTCATCAGGTACTTTTCTCAATATAATAAAGCGTTTAATTTGTTTAGCATCTTCTGGTAATGTTGCTCCTGGGAAGTCTTCACAAGCTCTAGCAGGAATATCATTATCAAATGTAATATGCATACGGTTTGTATCTGTTACTTCATCTCTTGGTATTACATCTACACTTTTTACTTGGCGTTCAAATTCTTTAGGGAAAATACCACTTCCTGTTCCTGCTTCTCCAGCATTTACATCTACAAATCTAAATAAATCTCCTTCTTGAATAGAGAATTCTTCATCTATTACACCAAACGAATCTGATCCGCTTTCAAATACTGAAGAAGTTTGTATGAAATTTTCATACCAGTAAGACATTGAAACGGATGCTGTTAAGATATTAAATGAACCTGTATTATTTCTTACAAAGAAAGCGTCTCCATTATTAGCATCTCCTCCATCTGTAATACTTGAAGTTAAAGCAACTACAGGATCAGATGGGAAATAATAAGTATATTTTGGTTCAGAATGATTAGCTGATTCTTGTCCTATGTTTATAGAAGCACTTACAAGTTCAGGTGTAGCAAAATATGATTCAAATCTACCTCCCATTGCTGAAGGTGAATCATTTAATACAGCTGCTATTTCGTTTGTTTCTTTAGGTAGAATTACAGAATTAGTTACATGGTATGTAGCTTTAAGTAAAGCAAATTCACCTAAATCAGTTGATGAAGATAAAATAGGTTGTGAACCATTAAATGGATTCCAAGTTATATCATCAAATGAAGCAGAAGTATTTTTAGGAATATTTATTTCAAGTTCAACTTGACCTTCAATATTAATTAATAAATCATTATCCCACCAAATTGATGATTGGTTTATAGGAGCATTTCGAGTTAGTTTTATAGATGGATATCCACCTACATTTATAACATTACTACCACTTGATATTTCTATTGTACCTAATCCAAAGTTTCCTATTTCAATAAAATTCCCTCCTAAACTAGTAGGAATTTGTCTTAAATCCTCTTTTGTAATATTTGAAATAGATCCAGAAGTAAAATTATATACTAAAGTAGCACTTCCTGTTGGGTTTTGTAAAGCAGGTAAATATCTAAACCCTCCAGCATATACCGGTTTTAACCCATCAAGATATTTTTGATCTGAGAATAGTTGGTTATCATCTAAAGAGATGTTTGCTGCTTTATTAGCATTAAATATGTTTTGTACTTCAAATATAGTCTCGTTTTTACGAGTTAATTCAGTAACATTAGATCTACCATCAATTAAGTATTTAATATAAACATTTGATCTATCTGGGAAGAAAGAACCTGTTTCTACTACTTCTTGAAAATATGCAAATTTAAGTGAATTTAAATCAATAGCGGCTGTTTGACCATATGATTTATCTCCTACAGTATATGTATTATATTTTTGAGATGTGTTTTTACTACCTAAATAACGTGGATTAATATTACGCAATAAAGTATAATTACTATCCTGAATAGGAGCATCTAGGAAAGATGAATCTTGTTCTGTAATTTCCCCAAATGATCTACTAGTAATAAATCCTATATTAACAGGTGTTATAATATCCGAAGAATAATCTAAATCCATATATTGAACCGATTTTCTAGCTTCTGAAATATTATTAAGAGTTGGGTCTAAAGGTATAGCAGAATAAGATAAAGATGAACTATAATTAAATTCAGTATTAAAATGACTTAATTCTGTTACTATACTTGTTGTCGGTTGAGAATAAACTGTTAATTCACTACCGCTATATTCACCTGTAAATGGTTCTCTATTATCTGTAAAATTATATATTACACCCGAAGCTGTAATTGTATTTGCAGAACTTGATGGGATTAAAACTTCACCTGTATATGTTGTATTTAAAGGTATTCCCATTGGAGTTGAACCTGTAATACTAACTACATCAAAAGATCCACTATGATCAATATATGTAAATGAAGGTTCAAAACGTTCTTGTTTAGCTCTTTCTAAAATAGTAGGTTTAATTACTAAACCAGTATGAAGTTGTGTTTTAGCAGGAACAAAATCCTCTAACATTTTAAATAATGAACTATCAAAATAAGATAATAAATGGATAGATTCTAAAACACTAGTTTTCTTATAATATTTTTTAAAGTAGAAATCTTTTAACTCATCTAATTTAGGATAAGTTTTAGACCCCGATAATTGTGGATCACCTATATAATCATCAATATCAAACCAACCCATTTGATTTTCAATATCTCTATCTATACTATCTTGGGGTGAAATTGCAATTTGGGCTACATCTAAATCAGCTGTATAGTCTATATATGAACTACTTAATTGATTTTCTTGTACAGAAACATATGCTGATAAAGTCGAACCAGATATAATTTCATTATTTGTTACTCTAATTTTATCTTCATTTAGAGTAAAGGCACCTACGTCTGGTCCTTGGATTAGATCGATTTTACTTTCAGATACAAAACTATTAGTTGTAAAGTTGGTTATAATACCATAGTTTACAGTTGAAGATCCTGTACCTAAAAACGATCCTGTTGGTGCAACAGATCCAGTAACCATAGGGTGTACTGAGGTTACTTTATTATCTCCATCTGAACCTGAAATAAAATCATAATTACCTAAAGGTAAACGATATATTAAATCATAATATGAAGATGTAATATCATTACTAGCGTATGAAGTTGGGTTTAATACGTGTTGATCAAATACAGATTGAGATAAATTTGTATTCCAATATCTAAATTCCTGAAATTCACCATCAAATACGACCCCATCAGGTGCTATAACGTTACTACTACTTGCTCCTCCTAAATAACCATGTAATTGTTGGTTACCTGAGGTAAAGGTATAAGTTGACCATGCTTCATTATATGATGAAGAAGTTGAACCTGTAATGAATATACTTGCAGATCCTTGTTGTTCTATAAATCCACTATGTCCATCATATTTACCTTGTTTTACTATAAGTTCATAAAACGCATCTGAACCTGTATCATTTAAGTTCATTTTAGAAGGTTGTCTATCTAATTTTAAATTAAAGAAACTACCTGTAAAGAAAGGTAAGAAAATAGGATCTGTAGAAACGTGACCTTGTGAACCAGATAAAATAAATCTTAATTCTCCATAATGATCATAGATACCACTTGAAGTAGCAATTGATTCAGAAGGATATAAAAGTTGAATACCAAACTGAGATGATGAATCACTATTATTTACTTGAAATATAGATTGGGTATGATGAGAAGCAGAAGGTATACTAGATGCTTTAAATCTAAATTCAATTGTATCTGGTACTTGATCTTCTGCTAGTACTCCATTCCACCAACCTTCAATGTTATTCCAATCAACATCCATATCTTCCCAGTTATCTCCAACCATAGGCATGATTGAGGGTAACCAAGGAACTTCAACTACACTTGATGTATTTGTAGCTAAAGCATAAACATGGTTCTCATAAAATTGAGTTGTTTGTTGTACATTTTTCTCTATACCCCCGTACTCATGTATTCTTAAAATAGTATCTTCAATACCGAAACAGTTTAAGAGAGCTCTTAAACCACGATATGAACCACGAGTTTTTAAAAGGTAAGGTAAATTGTGATAGATACGTTTATATATCTCTTTATTGACATCGTCATATAAGATAGGTTCTGTTGAAGCAGAAACATAATTTTCAACTCTTAATGAACCAGTATCTGGTACTAATGAACCTGAAGGGGTTAAACCTGTAAATGCAGAGAATAGATCTTCGTTTGTTTTATTTGAGGTATATAATTTAATACCTAAAGAACGAAGTGTATCAGCTACTAAATCTTTTGAGATACCATAGTCAGATCTGTTATCAGCATCTTTAATATCTCCAATAGCACGAGTATAAGTCCAAACATAATCAAAATGTTGACCTAACATTGCTACTAAAAGCTCTAAATTTTCGTTTTGTGGATCATCTTTTACATAAGATGGAAGTGTGTTCCAAATATAATTTCTATTATCTCCATCATATAGAGAAGCAGATAGAATTTGACCTCCATAGTAAGGACTATCTTCGGCTGTGGAACCATACCATTCAAGTGAAGCTGTGGCTGAAACAGCTAGGTTATTGTAAGGTAAAGTATCATTTGATTTAGGCCATGCTTTACTTCCAGATTCAAAATATAAATAATACTCGTAATTGTCAAATTTTTCAATTAAAGTATCTATGTTTTGTTGTATGTTTGCTTTAGAAGCAGATATAGCACTTTGATCTGTTAAAGGATCTAATGCTACTAATTGATTTAAATCACTTTGATAATTTTGTATTTGAGTTAACTTATATCTAAAGTTGATTAATCTTTCATTTGCAGAAGAAAAATGAACAAAATTTTCATATTCAGTATGGTCAACATTAATGTTAACACTTTTTTCTTCTAAAACAGATTTTATTTGTTGATACGAAGAAGTTAATTCAGTATCTAATAATTCATTTAAGTTAAAATAAGTACTAGGTACATTTGTTTTATCATTTAACTCAATATTAGTATTTGGGCCTCTTAAGTACTCTACTTCTTCTTGTACTTCAGCTTCAAATTCTATATTAACATTAAATGAGTAAGGATCAGAAACTTGTTCTACAACCCATAAAGTGTCTTTTAAGTTATAATCACCTGGAAGGGGTTCATATAATTTTATAAAAATACCAGGTTCAGCTGTATTGCTTGTATCTAGTAAACTGTTAACTCCAATTAATGTTCTATTATTTCCAAAGTTAAGGATAAAATCAGAATAGAAACTTTTAGAGTTTTTAGATGTAAGATAATTTAAGTAAGAAGTACTTAAAGCATTATAAGATATATCATTTGTAGAAATTTTAATTTCAGTTCTATCAGATGAAATTTCTTTAAGATAAAATCTAGTACTAGAGTTACTTAAAAATATTGGTCTATAAAAATTATATACAGTATTATATTGCCCTATATCAAACCCAGCATCTTTTACATCTTGAGTAGGATTAAAATATAAAGTATCATATAGACTAGAATTGTCTACTGTATTTTGGACTGTATAATTTTTAAAGTTATAATTAACAGCCAATAATTGGTTTGTAGCAGAATATACTTGATATTCTACTGTATCTTGTTCCGCACCAAACTCACGATTAAGAGTAAACTCGTTTAATAAGTTAACATCTTGTACAGTATAGTCTTGTCCTATATAAGGATCTAGTGGGTTAAATACAACACTCGTTTTTTCCATACTATATCGTTGTGCTCAAGTTTACAATTTCTTGTTGTGCTGTTATTAACTGTGTTCTTAAATCATTAATTTCATCAAGTAAAGCTTGAATTTCTTCTGATTGTCCTACTACACCTATATATCCTGCACTTCTTTTTACTATTTCATCATGAGAACCAAAACTACCTCTTTGAGGTATTTCATAAAATAAACGATCGTATTCAGCAAAGAATTCGGCTACAGTCATAGGTGCTTCTATTTCTACAGCTTGTTCTGGTTGAACTAATTGTTTGAATTCAGTATCTACAACATTAGGGTAGGATACTTTTCCAAATACCTGTTTATTAAGTTTTACCTCTTGATTATCCATTATCTAACTACTTTAAAATAGTTGCCTTTATCTTCAATTACCACAGTTTCATTTCCAACTACAGTTTTAACCATTAATTGATAGTATCTTTCAGGCTCTAACCCATCCATATAAACCCTAAAGTAGTTACTACCACTGTCAGCACTTATTTTTGTATATGAAGTATCAAAATCAACTACCATCTCGTTTGTTTTAGAATCTTTTAGACCCCAATATGAAGATGTTGGTAGTACTTTGGCATTTAAATATACGGAACTAGTTTGGAATGCCCTAGCAGGGTAAGTATCTCTTACTTTTAATCTAAAATCATATACTCCACTGTCTTCAAATTCGCTTTTTAAGTTTGTAAAAGCTAAAATAAAATCACTTGAAGTTACAGCAGTTGTTGGTGTAGCATATGATGAATCATCCCACTTAAATTCTAATTCAGGAGGGTATATAGTGTGGGTATCCATGGAAAAATACTGCGTTTGCACATATGAGGATGAAAATTCAATACTCGCACTGTGTTTAACAATAAACCCATTATTTTCAATTGAACTACTATTCCATAGTTTAACCATGTCAGTAACATCCATTGAAATGTCTTTATCACTTGTATATAAAAAGGTTTGTGATGAACCTGATTTATCTGTATACCAGTCTCCACCTGCTGATGTCCAAGCATTTGAGCCTGATTCTCCTCTCCAACCCCATGAACATCCATCAGTTGTTTTAGGTACATCGCTTACTCTACCAGTTCCCATATCCCAAGCTCCTGATATAGGGTATGCTTCTAAGGTATAGTCTAATGGTGCATTTTCAGCGTTTGCTAGGTATAATTTTAAGTTACTTTGAAATGCCGCGTCGCCTATTGTATTATCTACAATATTGCTTATATCCGCTGATTTGAACTGAACTAATGCACGTGTAACGGCAGGTAGATCACCTTGAGCAGAGGATTGTTCATTGATTCCATTATAATTAGAAATGTCTAAAATTTCATCTAAACCTGTATTTTGAGCAGGGTATTTAGATTGAATAAAGGCATCTTTTTCGGGAAATATTTTATATACTGCCATGTTCTTAGTTTGTTACAATTCTACCTTTTATATCAGTATCAGGGTATCTTAACTCAAATATAGAAGGATCTAAAGAGGGGTATAATATCTCGTTTATAGTAGATCCAGGTACATCATAAGCATATTTTGAATATCCATTTGATTCACCTACTCTATTTATAATTTGTAATTTTTTAACTGTTTGAACACCTTCTACATTATCAATTACGTTACGAACATTATTGATTAAAATAGGTTGATTAATTTGCCATTTGTCAATATCAAAGTAAGATTTAAGAGCATCAATACAATTATTAATAATTAATCTATTATTAAAATTAGGTTGGACTATAATATCAAACTCAACTCCAATGTTAATTACAAATGCATCTTTAATTCTAACAGCATCCGTTAACATTCTATACTCACCTAAGAATGTTTTTAAGTTTTCTTTTAAAGCAGGATCTGCAACTGTTAAATTACCTTGAGAATTACTAGATAAAAGATATAATGCTAAAGCATTTGTATCATATCTTTCTTCTTGTGTTTTATTTCTTCTACCATCTTCTTGTGAAACATATACTTTAGATATTTTACCATATTTTGAAGGTAAAGATAAAGATCTAATAGAATAGTCATCTAATGTTACAGTACGTAATTGAGTTGGATACTGTGCAATAGATTTTCTTCTAATATCTTCATTTGTATCTCCATTTCCTCCTCCAATAGCAGGTTTATCATTAGTAAATGCTAAAGAGTTTCTAATTGTTGATTGTAATGTAGAATCTAAATTAGATCCAAAAAATGTTACATCGCCTGAAGATAGAATAGTTAATGATTGGGCTGTAACGTTTGAAGTAGCTCCTCCTCCTACAAGATATTCTACTGTTAAAGTAGTATTTGATGGAGCAAGACCATAAGTTTTTGTATATAAGAAATTAGCGGGATCCCAAGCTGTAGTTAGTTTATCAGTACCATAAGGTAACCCTAATCCTATATTATCTGAATTTGGAGTAATAATTTCATCTGGGTTTGATGAAACACCTGGTCCAAATTGAATTTCAAGTTTATTATTTGATTTAAATCGTTTTATAAATCTACGAGGTACCTTTTTAATTTTTAAAAGATAAGGTGTAGTTTCATCATATTGGTATAGTAATGGATCATTAGCAGCTATATTAGTTTGAGTATCAAATATAGTTTCTTGAGCTAAATAAGGTACTTCATACCATCTATTCTCATCACTATCAGTTATTTTTACAATCTCAATTATATTAGTATCTTCTATTTCAACAGTAGAAAATCTTTGAGGATTTGTAAATGTAAAGGTTTTAGTTTTAAGAGTACCTGCTGTTGCTTTAGCTTTTTTCTTTAGTAGATAAAAATTAGGTTGATTATTAGAATCAATAGAGTAAACAGATACATCAGTTGGATCTGCACTTCCAGAAATTGTAAAATCTACTTTATCTTCTATATAAAAGAAAACACTTGTATTATTTGAAGATTGAATTTGTGACCCCTCAGATAATATCATTGCATAATTAAAGTCGGGTTGTACTAACCCTCCTTCTGTAGTTGAAGGTAGTGTTTGGTAAATGTCTACATCTGTAGTTGCAGCATTTGTTACTTGAGGAAAGTAACCATGATTATAGGCTAATGCTAATAAGTTATCTCTTTGTTTAGCAAATTCTAAAAAGTTTTCTTGAACTTGGTTATCACCATAATAGGATAAAACGTCACCAACATATGATGCCATTTCAATTAACATCATCCCTGCAGATGTCTCTGAAAAATCGTTGTAGGTTTCAGGATAATAAACTTGAGCAAATTCAAGTAATTTTTGCTTGAACCCGTCAAAGTCTTTATTTAAATATTGTATTTGTTTAGACTCTGCCATTATTGAGGTTTATTTGTAATTCGTCTTCAATATTTGTATTGATTACAGTATATTTTAAATATATCATAATTGTTTTAGAATCAGGTTCTAATTCTACTTTTAAATCTTCTATTCTAACTGTTGGAAAGTATAAATCAACTCCCCCTACAATTAAATTTTCAATTTGATCTACTCTTTCTTCTGTAATTTGGTTAAATAATACTCCAGAATCACCTTCAGGATTTTCTAAAGAGGGAGCTAAACCTAATAATCCGGCTCCAAAGCCAGGATTCATCACTCTTTCTCTTTTACCTGTTAAAATAAAATTTAATAAATTAGCTTTAATAGCATCTTCAGTAGTATAAGTTGTATTAACACCTGTGGGGCCATTAAAAGGGACATTTATACCTACCCCAGTTGAAGGGTTTAGATCTAAAACATCAATATTTTTAAATATATAAGACATTAAATTTTACCTGATTCTTTCATTTTACCCATCAATCCAGAAAAATCAGGAACAGCATCAATTGATATTTGATTTATATCTGAGGTTTTAGGTTGTGAGGCCATCATTTCATCTACAGAGCTTACTACTTTAGTTTCGGCTCCAGGCATTCCACCTTGAAAACCAACAGCATTTTGTGCTGTCATAGTTCCTCCATTCATATCTCTCCATCCACCTTCAGCATGTGTTTGGTTTAAGATAGCAGATATAGCCCCTGCTCCTTCAAATAAAGGTTGAGAGGGTTGTTGAGGTTGTTGTGGAGTAGTCTGTTGTACTGTCTCTGTTAATTCAGATAATGATGGTTTTTTTGTTTTTTGTTCTACAACCGGCTTCTGAACTACTTTAGTTTCAGTAATAGGAGTACTCATAATTAAAGAAAGTTCTTCCTTAATTACATCTCTTACCTCTTCTCGAATAATTTTTCTAAAAGCTTCTATTTTCATGATTATAAATATTTATATATTATTTTTTTCTTCCGCGTTTACGTTTAACTTTGACTTTAGTTCCGTTTATTTTAATTCTATATTCTTCTCTAATGTCATCTAATTGAATACCATAATTTACTTCGGTTTCGGTATACCTTTGTCTTAGAAGTAATTTAATCCATTTTGGTAATTCTTGTTCTTCTATTTTATTAAAATATTCTTCAAATGGAGGAAGAATTTTTCTTGCCATTGGTGTTCTAGATACTAATCTATCATAATCGGCTTGTGCTTTAGATTTTAATCCTTCATACCATTGTTCAGTTTTATTTTTAATTTCCTCTATTTTATCTGGATTAGGATCCATATTACTTAATATAGATTCTTTTAAATTAGCTATTAATTCGTCTTCAGATAATTCTTCTACCCCGGGTTGAGATAAAACTTGGTTTAATTGAGATGAAGATGCTCCACTTAATATATTAAAATTATTTGCAATTTTAGATAATGAAGGATTAGAACTAATAAATTCATTTAGATCATTTTTAACAATAGTTTGTGTATCTAAAGGTTTATTTTTAACTGAAGGGTTTGGGGTTGATTGAGCAGGTTTAGAATCGTCTATAGAACGGAAAGCAGTATTTCCTACTCTCGCTTCTGTAGGAGTTTGATCGGGATTATCTTTTAATTCAGGTAAAGCAGCTGCTCTATTTGCTTGTTCTGCTTTTAAATTAGAAATAGCAAGTGCATTGCCACCTGTTGTTCTAACCATTTCTATAGATGTATCATCATCTATTTCATTTGGATCTTTATCTGTAGTATTAACTCCTAAAACTCCACTTTCAACATCACGTTTTAGTTTAAATTTTAATTCTTGGATTATAGTTCCAAGATCAGTAGAAAAAGTTAATTCAGTACCCGCTACAATAAATTCATTTGAATCTAAAGCAACACCTCTTCTTCTAGTTAAAGTACTATCACTCGCATTTATAGGTTTTTCTTCTTGAACTTTAAGAGTATAACCTAAATATATTTCAACAAAATTTCCAAATACATCTTCAGGATCAACTTCTTTTAAAGTATCTAAATATGCTTGATCAGCTGCTTCAAGTAAACCTCTATTTGCAGCATCGAATTTATTAAATGTATAATATGTAAGTTTATCTCTAAGTGCTTCTCCTCTTGAATCTTCAAATGAAACACCTGTAGCTAAAGAAACTAATTCACCTATAAACAAAATATTCCCTTCAGCATCAAAACCATATACAGAACCTGGGAGTACTAATAAAGTACCATCTGGTCGGGCTATTACAGTTGCATCTCCATCAGTAGCATTAATAGCGTTTGTTACATCATTAGCAGTACCATTTAACCCTCCTGCTTGAGGAACACTATTTCTTAAGTTATTTAAAGCTACAAAACTATTTCTTAAAGCATTTTCAAGTAAACCTGTAAATTTATCCTTTCCGGGTAGATTATTACACTCATCTAATTTTCTAGCAAATTTAGCTAATTCAATAGTTAATTTAGTTACAAACTTTTGAACTATAGATAAACTTCTAATTACACCTTCTATATTTTTAGATAATCTTTTAACAAAAACTAAAGCAGTATCTAAAGCAGCATCAATATAAGCTAATTTTTCTGTTACTAACTGTATAGCTCCAACAGGCACAAAAGCAGCTGGTAGTGCTTTTATTACAGCTTTAACAACTTTAAGAACTACTTTAAATACTTTAATCACTATAGTAATGATTTTTAACATCATGTTTATAGTACGAAGTAAAGCTAAAATAAAGCTAATAACACCGTTTACAAATTTAGTAAAATTAACTATTATAGTAACAAATGAAGATAATTGATCATATGGTATAGCATCTACTAAAAATCTATTTACATCTTCAATTTGTTTTTTGAATTTTTCTTCTATAAAAGAAGTAACATTTGTAAAAGGTAAAATTTTATCTTGTATATCTTTTAAAATTCTTACTCTTTCTATTACTTGTTGAGCATTAAGACCCCCTTCTAAAGTAGTTTGAACTGTA